CTGAGCGGCCAACTGGGCGGCCTGTTGCCCAAGCCCCGCCTGCTGAGCGGCAGCAGAGACCTGCCCTTGGCCCGCGGCCATGAGCTGCTGGGCGGCGTTTTGCCCAAGCCCCGCCTGCTGAGCGGCGACCTGCGCTTGTTGCGAGCCAAGCTGGCCAATGCCCTGCCCGGCCTGCATCTGGCGCTGTTGCTGCTGCTCAAACGAAGCCATGGACTGCGCTTGCGCCTGGGAGTACCCCTGGGACAGCAGGTTGGCAATCGTGCTGGCCTTCTGGTCCATCAGGTTGCGCTCCATCTCGGCGCGCTGCACGCCTTCCCGCTCGCCGCCAAACGCACCGGAGCGCACGGCCTGCGCAGACAAGCCCTGCTGCGCAATCGCCCCTTGGCGATTGATTTGGCGCATGGTCTCGTCAATCACCTGCTGGCGGTACGGGTCCATGAAGGACTGCGCAGACGACGGGTCGTACGCCTGTTGTGCCCCGCCAAGTGTGCCAATGCCCCTGCTCAGAGCCTGCTCGGCCTGGCCAAAGCCGGGCTGGTTGGTGGCCATCGCAGAGGCCAGTGCCCCGCCGTACATGGCATCGACGCCCTGTTCCATCCCCGGAGCCTGCGCCGCCCGAGAGGCCATCTGCACGGCTTGCTGCCCCTGGCCGAGGCCCTGGCCAATCATTGCTTGAGACCTGCCGAAGTCAGCGGCGTTGGAGCCCATGGTCATCTGCTGGGCCGCGGTCAATCCACCAAGCCCCTGGCCAATGGCCGCAGTGGCCGGGCGAAGGTCCGCTTGGCTGGCCTGAGCGGCCATCTGCTGGGCCGTGGTCAGCGATCCGAGGCCCCTGCTGATGTCCTGGTAGGCCGGGTTGAACCGGGCGGACGTGTCGGAGGCCAAGGCCCGCTGGCCTGCCGTGCCCAGGTAGCCAAGCCCCTGGGAGATTGGGGCAAGGCCCGCTGCCATGTTGGCAGTGGCGCCCCCAGCTTGCTGCATGGCCCGCTGTGCGTCGGTGAACTGCGCCCGGGTGTCGGCGCCGCGCAGGATGTCAGCGGCCTCGGCGGTGGTGGCATAGGCGCCGCCTAGTGCCTGGTTGGCCGCCGTCATATAGGGGGTGAAGGCCCCCACCCCCATGGCCGTTGCCGCGTTAATCGCGGTTGTCTGAGGGCCAGTAAACCCCTCTACTTGATAGGCGGGGAGTTGCTCACCCAGCGGGGTCCGTTGCCCGATGACGTTGCCTTTGTCATCAATGATGTTGTTGTAGGCAAGGGCCTGCGCCTGTTGAAGGAGTTTGAGCTTATACGCTTCAATCTCCGGGGCTTCCCGCATTATCGATTGGGTAACGGATTGTTCTGCCATGGGTTACGCCTTTACAGCTCCGCCTTCGAGCTTTTTCATGAGTTTGTACATGCGTGCAGCTCCCTTGCGTCGGCTGCCGCCCCCAGCGTTGCGCACCGCCCTGGCGGTGAAGACAAACTCGCCGTCCGACAGCATGGCCGGAATGGAGTCCGAAGTGCCCGTGCCCGGGCCGTTGATCGGGCCCGTTTTGCGCGGGAACTCCGTCGGCTTGGGCTGGCCACCCTTTGCGAGCCTCTGCGGCTGACCGTACAACATGGGCACTCCGTACAGGCCCGCCATGTTGTAGGGCTGCGGTATCCCCGCGGGGCTACGGCTGAAACCTCCGGGGGCCGAGATTCCTGGGGCGCCCATTGGCGCCGGGGCATACCCAGGAGTTGGGATATCTACCATGGGCGGGCGCACCATAGGCGGCCTATAGCCAGAGTCCAGGCCCCCAGTGAACATACTGGGGTTATCCCTCATGTAGTCGATGCCGGTGTAGTCTCGGTTGAACGCCGGATTCTGGTCGGCAGGCTTGCTCTTGAACCCGCCGGCAGCGCCCGCCACAGCCAGTCCGGTTGCCGCAAGCGGGCCGTACTGGCGAATGAAGCTGACGTCGCTGGGCAGGCCCGGGCGGCTCGGCGAGATGTTCTCGCTGTAGAAGTCCTTTGCGCCTTGGGCCATGCGATCAAAAAAGCCCGGAGCATTTGTCGGAACAGGGGCCGATGCACTTGGAGCCGGTGCTCCCGGGGTCGCAGCGCTCGGAGCCGCTGCCCCTCGGGCCATGGCACTTGACGCCGTTTGCATGGAGGCTGGCAATGCACCGTCAGCGTTCGTTGGAAAGTTGAGGGCAGGCTGCAGGCCACTGGCACCCGGAACTTGGTAACCCCTGGACACCAGGTCGTAACTCGTCGTGGGCGCGGTTCCGCCAGCGGCCGTTGAGAAGTTTTCAAGCCCCGGGCCGGCGCCCAAGCCTTGCGCCGTATAGGGAGAAAGACGAAGCCCCACGCTTCCTCCACTGCCACGGGCCGGGTTTAGGCCCTGCCCTTCCAACAGGTCTGCCGAGGTTCCGATGGGACCTGGAGCACCTGGTTGAGCGGCGTTCTGCGCCGCGATCTCGCCGCTCCTGAAGCCCTCTTGAGCTCTTTGACGCAGGTCTTCCGGGGTCACGCGACCGTCCATCAGGGTCGTGTTGTTCCGCACGCCGGCCAAAGCCGCCGCGGAAGCGCCGGACATCAAGCCCATGCGCAGGGCGTCTTGCGTGCTCATGCCGCCCAGCTTGCCCAAGCCGGCGCCAATGACGCCCGTGGCCAAGCCGGTGTTCAGGGCAGAACCCGTGACGCCCGGCAGGTATTTGCCGACTGCCGCCATGGGGTTGGTGCCCATGATCGTGCCGCCACCGCCGATGTAACCCATGGCGCCGGAGATCAGAGCGTCCTTGAGGTTGCCGCCGCCAAGCAGGGTAGTCGCACCCGAGGCCAAGGCTGCCGTGCCAGCAGAGCCCAAGGACATACCCAGAGCAGTCGGCCCGAGAACCATAGCCAGTCCAATGGTCGTCAGGATTCGGCCGACAGGGGACTTGACAATTTTCTTGGTGACGTCGACAACCCGCTTGACGGTGTTTTTGAAGGCCTTGGCAACCTTCTTCACGAAAAACTCAGGCAGGCCCGTGTTTGGGTTGATCGTGCCCGCGCCGCCGCGGCTTTGCAGAAGCTGTGCCTCCTCTGGCGTGATGTGCGCGAGCATGGTGTCGCCGCGGCGCCCTTGAGAGGCCAAGTACGAAGCGACATCGGCCAGGCCGCCTTGGGCCATGGGCATCGCTCCCATGCCCTCCATGGGAGACTCTTCCATCATGGGGGCTTGCGCTCCCTGAATGGAAGTCATCTTCAACTCGTTGAGCACCGACAGAACAGCGCCCAAGAACTCCGGATCGTATTCCTCAGGGATGTCTTCAGCGTCGACGATGTCCTCGCGGATGAGCTGGTCACGCAACTGCTTGTAGCGGTCGGGGCGCTGAGACAGCCTCTCGAACATCTCAATGAGCTGCTCAAGTTCTGACGGGGTGAGCTCGAGTTCCTGCATGCTCTCACGCAGGGCCTGGCGGAGCATGTCCTGCTCCTCCGGCCGGGCCATCCCAAGGGCGGTTTGAGCAGCGTCGTACGAGTCGAAACTGGTCACCGCAGGCATCTCAGATGCCTGGTCGTCCTGCATGCCTGCCCCTTGGGGCAGCGCCATGATGCCTTCATTCGCCATGGTTGTCCTTTCCGAGTTTGGCCAGTGGCCCTGCATGGGGCCGCGCGCCTGGAAAGGACGCGTTAATGGCTGAAATTATCCAACAAAACCACTCGTCCTGTCCACTCATTACGACCTGTCCATCTCTAGGTAGGACAGGTAAAAGTCAGCCGTGGCCTGCGAGCTGGTGACCTTAATTACGTCGGCTGTCTCCAAAACGCATGGCACTCCGCTTAAAACGTCCAAAGTCTGGTTCGTGGGCAGTGAATAGCCCTTGAGCAAACAATATGCGGTAGCCCCGCCAACAGGGTAGACATTGACCGTCAAAGCGGTGGTTGACGCATTCCTGTTCGTCACCCGCAAAGAGGACAACACCGCCGTGTTGGCGTCTGGGGCGGTGTAAATCGTGGTCTCCGTCGCCGCTGCTGGGGTCAGGTATTTCCGAAGGTACTTGTTTGCCATGGTCAGTTCGCCGATACAAAGTTGATGGTGAGGATCACCGACGGTATGGCAGGGCGCGTGGGGCTTGTGCCAGCGGCATAGTGCTCCAGGTAAATGTCAATGTTGTCTGACCACCATGCAACCTCCAGATAGTCGTTGATGGGGTCATCCACAGTGAAAATGCCGGTAACTGCCGGGACCACGTGAGACCAAATGGTGGCAGTTTTACGGGCTGGCACGTCAAACCGTGTGTTGCTCAATGGGTAGTTGACGCCCGTGTCCTTGGCCCACACCTCAAACTCACCCGCCGTATTGCTGCGGTTTGTCACCTGCAAGGTGAACGTCACCAGGTACTGGCCTGCGCAGGGGACCTTGATCCGTGAGCCGCTCTCCACGGTGATGCCATTGGAAAACGCTGGGGCAAAGGTGAGCAAGTTCTCAGCGGTAATGCTGGCGTTTGTCTGGTCCTGGTCCGAGACCATCATTGCCTGAGGCAAGATGATGCCATTGCTGTTTTGGAACCCACGGATACCGCCGGCAAACCCGCCTCCCGCTCCGCTGCCCATGGCCATCCACGTGGCCGCGCCAGCAGTGTTCTCGCTGGTCACCGGCGTGTAGGTGTTGTTGAGCTGAAAGATGATCTGCTCAAGCGAGCGCACCAGTTGGTTGAACTGCTCAGGGCTGTAGTTCTGCGCAATCGCATTGGGCAGGCGGACGTTGTTGATCTTGCTCATAGGGTTTACCCTACCTCAAGCCATCAGGTTGGATGTCGACACGCATCGTGCCAAAACGCCAGTTGCTGTTCAAGTCTGCGCTCTCGATGCGAAGCTGAATCTGCCTGCCGCGCGCCCGCGTGTCCACCTTCTGCGTGCCAGGTGCAATGACGTAGGGGTCCAAAGAACTAGGGCTGGCCGTGGCCTGCGGGAACGCGCGGAGCAGCAACCTCACGGTCAGGTTGCCTACCTGGTTCTTAAAGTCAGGGATGAATCGGCTCATGAGCAGCATTCGGTCGCCGTCACCAATGTCAAAGTACCCCGAGACGATGTAAGCGGAGATCGGCTGATCCACTGCATTGACCCCGTCCTCTTGGTTGTACAGGCGCGTGCGGCCGGCGGTGAGGCCGTAGATCGGGTCGCCATACGTCGGCGCTTGCGTGGAGTCAGGGTAATAGGCCGCGGCGATGGGCTTGGCAAAGGTGTTCATGTCCACCCAAGACGTGCGCGCCAAAGTGCCAACGGACCAGACATTCTCCATGTAGTTGTAACTCACGAAGCGGTCAATGTGGTCGCTCGTGAACGAGCAGTACCACCAGGTCACCTCGTTGAACTGGGTGTTGATGCCCACGTTTACTTGAAAGCTCTGGACAAGGTTGATGTCCTTGAACACGTAGTCCTGCACGGTACAGGGAATCTTCTTGACCGTGCCGTCGAACACGAAGAACGCATCACGGCTCATCCAATACGCCACGCCGTTGACGTCCGCCGCTGCGTGGGGCGCGATGCAGCCGCAGTTGGCCCCCAGCTGCTGAAAGCCGAAGGTGTAGGGCGGCCCGAGGTACTGCTGGCCGTGCAGCGACGTGTCCGTCCAAATCAGAATCTGACCGCGCGAGCGGATGGCCGTGACGATAATGTTGCCGTCAGTCAGCCGCTGGCCACCCGCGGTGTTGGTCGCGGTGGCCACGAACTCGGTGATGTTCTCCTGGTCCGAGAAACGCACAAACATCGGGTCCTGTGTAGAGGGTGTGCCGATGGTGCTTTCCGTGCCAAAGCACACCAAGTGACGGTCTGGCGTGGACAGGAGAGCGTATTTGCTCTTGGTGGGGGCACCAGTGAGGACCACGGCCCGCGTCCCAAGGCCCCCAGTGGGCAGCCACTCGTAAATGCCTCCGTCGACCACCTGCGCAATCAGGTTCTCGCCATAGGTGTCGAACTGCCAGACGCGGGGATTGAGCTGCAGACCGGTAGACGGTGGACGGGGCGTGCCCCACGTGAAGAAGCCCCACGTGCCCGTGCCCCAGCCGAAGTCCACGTAGCCCCGATCAGCCCCGGTGTTGATCTGGTAAGCAGCACTTGCTGTGCCGGCTGCAGTGGCAGTACTGGTGGCCTGTGTAGGGGACGTGATGCGGTAGGTGTTGGCGCTCAAGACCTCGACGATCTCGAACTCGTTGTCCAAATCCGCATTGGGTATGCCGCCAGGGTCGCCAGTGACGCTAGAGAAGGTCACGAAGTCACCAGTGATGGCTCCATGTCCAGAGTCGTTGACCACGACGTTCGTACTGCCGTTCGTGGTGTTGAAGGTGACGCCGGTGTTGGTGTCTCGAATGGGGGTGACGTCGGCCCACGAACC